AAATCTCAAAAAGGTCCAAGGACCATATTATCCTCTTATTTGGATAATATCCTGTTTAAAAGTATACATAGTATGATACTTTCCTTGGTTTACACAGTAATCCCTCTTTGGGATCTAACTGTTGGGCGCTAACCGTCGCTTTCAATAACGGGGTAGTTCTTGGCTATACCATATAGAATCTATATGGTATAGGACCTTTAACTACTAAAAACCACAATTATTTGAAATGCTTAGAAATCAAATCAAGATAATCAAAAGATTATGTTCGATTTTCTTTCAAGAGGCATTTCAACCACAACATTTTGTTAAATTGTATTATTTATATACACATTTAATAAAACATCACGGATATGTCGGTGCAATTAAATACATGAAAATCATGCGTTTACATTGTACTCGATATATTTGTGGTCATCCTTTATACACTAATAGCAATGCTATTGGTGTTGATAAGGATGGTTGACCCATTAAGCTTGATTTTCTGAAGGAGTCTGTCAATAGTGGAAAACTTTCATATGTTTTAACTTTACTAATGTTTAATAGATCGTTAGATCTACCAAAACATGAAGTAAAGAAACAGATGAGAAATTTGAAATTAAGCACAATTACAGATGAGAGTAAATGTAAATATACAATTCCAACTGGTTTTATTAAAGAGTTTGTTAAAAATAACAAACTAATAATAAACCCAAAGGAATTGGAGCTTTCACCTGTGGACTTTTACCTTAGTAATAAGGCAGGTCCACAAGGAAAAGCTACATTAACTGCTCATCGTTGTTGACTTAGTTTTAATGAAAAATTCATTGAAAGACTAAATCAGTTAGCAATTGGCGGGTTTGCCAAGGATTGACTTAATAGTTCTTTTAAGTTCTGATCCCGTAATAAGGAATCATTGCTTGAAAAGCCCTATTGTGTCACTCCTGGTAAACTTTCTGTTGTGAAGGATCCAGAAGGTAAATTTCGAGTAATAGCAATTGTGGATTATTATACACAATTACTATTAAAGAAATTACATTCTGCACAATTTAAATTAATTAAAAATTTAGATTGTGATAGAACCTTTACACAAAATCCACATCATGATTGAGATTCTTCTGAAAATCAATTTTGATCACTAGATTTAAGCTCTGCAACTGATAGATTCCCTCGGTCTCTTCAGTTTAGATTAATTGGAGAAATGTATAACTACAATTTCGCCAAAATCTGAACTGAACACTTAGGTTCTTTAGAGTTTTCAGCTCCAAATGGTGATGTTGTTCAGTATAAAACTGGACAACCAATGGGAACTTATTCATCATGAATAAGTTTTACATTGGCCCATCATTTAGTAGTTAAATGATGTGCTCACCTTGAAGGAGTTGAAAACTTTAATCAATATATCATTTTAGGTGATGATATTGTGATAAAACACGATAAAATCGCCAAAAGATATATTGATGTTATAAAGAAACTAGGTGTTGATATTTCTCTTACGAAAACTCATGTAAGTAAGGATACTTATGAGTTTGCAAAGAGATGAATCAAGAGTTCCAAAGAGATCACTGGACTACCAACTAGAGGTATCATTCATAATTTTAAGAGTCCTAATATTGTTTTCACAATATTATATGACTTCTATAAAATTAAGAATAATATATATACTTCTAAGTATAGTTTAGTGGAATCAATGGGTAAATTATACAAACAATTTTACTTATTGAGTAAAACAGGTAAAGATACCTATAAAAAGGTCTTTATCCGTTTCAATAAGAAAATAATGTATAATTTAGTGGACTTCTCTACGGTATTAGATTGAAGTTTTGGTTATGAAGATAGCCAAAAATTATCTAGTATGTTCGCAAGAAAATTATATCTTGATGAATCATACAAGATTCCAGCATCAATTAAATCGTTAAACACGATTATTGGTATTGGTCTTAAATCTAAAATTGTAGAGCAAATTCAAACTCTAGATAATCTTAAAGCGAACTTTAATAAGATGGACTTTAAATTACCAGATCCAATGAGATCTGCACACATAAAATTACATTTAGTGTGACCATTGTATAATGGTGTAAGAAATGAAGTCCAAACCTTATTTAAGAGTTATAATCAGAAAATAGATCAAAATAATATGTCTATTTATGATTATGTTTCGCAAGTAAGAATTATCGATTGACAAGGAATTTATGAGAAACAGAGGCAGAAATATGCCACATTGTTGACTATTGGTTCAACAATGAATAAAGGTTTCTCAGAAGTTAACAAATATATGGAAGCAAATAAAGATAACCCGTTAATGGGTAATAATCTTTATTTTATCAATATATTGGCAAACACTCATTTCGATATGAAATGAGATTCCTCAGTCAAGAAGTTTAATGAAGGTTGAAATCCTACCTCATTGATCGGAAATCTGACATAATGGTCAGATGACCAATTCAGGTCTAGAAAAAT